AAATGAATAATTTTTTTGCTATTGATGATATTAAATCTGTGCAAATAGATCATACAAGCAGATGTAATTGTTTGTGCCCGCAGTGTGCAAGAGTAAGCAATGGCATTGTTAATCCTCGTATGCCAATTGATGAATTAACTGTAGAGGATTATAAAGTTATTTTTCCAAGTACAATAATAAAACAAGTTGAACTAATAACACAGTGCGGTAACTATGGAGATATTGTAGCAAGTAATACTATTTTGGATTGTTTAGAATGGTTACGTGAAAATGGTTCTACAGCACATATAAACATTATGACTAACGGTAGTGCAAGAAATATGGATTGGTGGAAACGGTTAGCATCTATAATTGGTTTAAATGGTAGAGTAACATTTAGCATAGATGGTTTAGAAGATACAAACCATTTGTATCGTGTCGGTGCTATTTGGAATAAGGTTATTGAGAATGCTAATACGTATATAGAAAACGGTGGCAGGGCACGTTGGGATTATTTAATATTTGATCACAATCAACATCAAGTAGAGGAAGCAGAGAAATTAGCACGTGAAATAGGGTTTGAAAGTTTTTATGTTAAAAACACAAGTAGATTTATTAATGACAAAAACTATTTAACTGGTAAAGTATCTGAAGAAGAAACATTAAAGCAACCAACTGATGAAAAATATAGATCGACAAGCAGTGAAAAATTTGTTAATATAATAGATAAGCATAATACATGGGAAAATTATATAAATGAAACAACAATTGATTGTAAGTTTCAAAAACAGAGTGCATTGTTTGTTGACTTTCAAGCAAGGCTCTGGCCATGTACATGGGTAGCGGCACCAATACATTTTGCTAAAATTGATAACATACAGACAAAACAAATACACAGTTTAATGGAACATTACGGAACAACATTTAATAGTTTACGGCATCATACTTTAGAGGATGTATTAACGCACGAATGGTTTGCTAGTAATTTAGTTAGTAGTTGGGAAACAGATGAGAAACTTATGACGTGTGGGAGAACTTGTGGCACTGATTATGAGTTTAGTAGTCGTGCTCCGGCAAATAGTAAGTTAACAAAGTTTAAAATACTAACAAAGAAACACGGATGGATCAAAGAAGGTGAAGAACATTTCAACGAATATGAGGCAATGCAATAACAATGAACATTATAGATGAATATGTAATTAGAGTAGATCGTATTACAATACCAACAGATGTTTTTACTATAGGTAGAATGCGTGAAACTAAAGCTTTTACATATTCTATACATGTCATGACCGGGGGTTATGATACGGATGTTATAAAATATGGTTCGTCTTTTGATAACGAATGGAAGAAAGGATATTGGTTAAATAGGATTTATCGACAATTGTTAGGAGCAAAGGGTTGGCCTGGTAGAAATATAAATGGTGATACATCTTCAAAAATTTTTGAGAAAATAATACAGAAACATTTTGCTGGCACAACGTATAAAGATCTAACAGTAGTAATTAAAGATTATGGTGATCCAGAGTTTATGAAACAGGATCGTATAACAGCAAAAAGGACACTCGAAGCCGAAGAACATAAAGCCATAAACACCTATGAAATAAAATATGGTCGGCGGCCGTATGGCAATGAACAAAAGTATACTCATGTAAATGGGCACATGGCATTAGATCAACCATTCCACAAGTTATTTGCTCCGGAGCCAATATGAGTTATATTTTAATTGATACTGCTAATATGTTTTTCAGAGCACGGCATGTTGCACGTGGTAGTGTAGACATGAAAATAGGTTTGTGTTATCATATAATGTTTAATAGTATTAAAAAAGCATTTAATGATTTTGGTAATGGGCATGTAGTATTTTGTTTGGAAGGTAGGAGTTGGCGGCGTAGTATATACGAACCATATAAAAAGAATAGAGATGCAAGTCGCGAAGCACTTACACCTAAAGAACAAGAAGAGGATGAAATGTTTTGGGAGGCATACCAAGAACTCTTGGATTACTTAAACATTAAAACTAATTGTTCTGTGTTGCAAGAAGAAAACAGTGAAGCAGATGATTTAATTGCTCGTTGGATACATAATCATCCTGATAATAGCCATGTAATTGTTAGCAGTGATAGTGATTTTTATCAATTAATTAATGATAAAGTGAGTATGTATAACGGCATCACTAATCAGCATATTACTATTAATGGTATCTATGATGATAAAGGTGATGTTGTAATGGATAAAAAAACAAATGCTCACAAAGTTATTGCCGACCCAGAGTATATATTGTTTGAAAAATGTGTGCGAGGAGATACCAGTGACAATATTTTTAGTGCGTATCCTGGTGCTCGCAAGAAAGGTAGCCGCAATAAGATAGGCATTAACGAAGCATTTGACGACAAAGACAATCAAGGTTTTGCTTGGAATAATTTTATGTTACAAAAATGGACAGATCATTTAGACATAGAGCACACAGTTCGAGACGATTATGAACGCAACCGAATACTTATAGATCTGTCATTACAGCCTTCAGAAATAAAAACTGCGTGTGATGCTAAAATTGTCGAAGCTGTACAGAAAGCACCAGTAAAACAAGTAGGAATGCATTTTATGAAGTTTTGTGGAAAACATGATTTACAACGAATGAGTGATTATGCACAAGATTACGCAGTTATGTTAAACAAGGAGTATACATAATGTTTGGGAGTACAAAAAAACCAAAAGTATTAGTAATAGGTGGTACAAGAGGAATAGGAAAGAATATCGTTGATCATTTTAATGGTGATAGTATTAGTAGACGCGGTACTGACCCAGGGTTTGATATTCGCAGTGCCGAAGACCGGCTAACAATTGCGAAACACAGTTTAAATTATGATTTAGTAGTTAATCACGCATACACTGGTTCACATGGTGTGCCAGATGCGACACTAGATGACGGGCCGGCAGATGTGTCACAAACATTTATGTTGAAAGCACTGTATGATGAATGGAAAGAAGCAAATCATAAAGGTTATCTTTTTAATAGTAGTAGCGATTCATCTATGTTATGGCGAATGAAGCCAGGCAAGGATGTAATCTATGCCGCAATGAAGGCCAGTCAAAATGCGGTAAGTCAATTTATTAGTAGGGACGTACAAGAAGCAAACGTCCGAATGCGATATACAAATATTATTTGGGGTATGCTTGACACAGAATTGTCACGAGTAAAGCCTCATTATAATAATGGTGTACGAGGTGATGATGTATGTAAATTAATTGAGACATTGTATAGTTTGCCACCCGATTGTTTGATACCATATTTTATTATGGAAGCAAGGTGGATCAATCATAAAAGTTTATAATAGGAGAATGAAATGCCATATATAAAATCAATAATTAAAGACAGATGGGTTGTGTATAGTGATGTCGGTGATTATGATGGTTTACTATTAAAAAATGAAGAAAAGTATGTCTATTATAATAAAAGTAATAGTATGGAACAGGAATCTAGACTAGAAAAATTTGGTTCCTATGACCAACTTTGCGATTATTTTGGATGTGATATTACTAATAATGAAATACGTAAATCAAATAGTAATAGCAACCACGGCGGTTTAATAAACAAAATTAAAGGATTTCCTTTAAATTTTGAAATGCCAATTATGATAGATGATGAGATGTTGCCTTTGTTTAAGAAAAGCAGAGCAAGTAATGTCATATATTGTGCAGGGTTTTATTGTATTAAAGGACCAGAAGGCTGGCGCAAAAGTTTTTGCCCAAAGAGAAGCACCCTTATTAGTTTGGAGGAATGGGAAGGACCGTTTGCTACTGAACTGGAAATGGTTAGCGTGTTAAATATAAAGAAGAAAGAAAATGTTGGATAAATTTCGCCATATTAGAAAATTAAATGGACTATACGATGTAGCCGTACATAATAAAAGTACAGAGATTCGTATTAGTACTGCTGATATAGGATTAGTCGTTTCTGATATTAACAAATTATTTGCATTATTGATTGCAGGAAACAAAACAGAAGAGCCAGATCAAATAAATGAACAATCCGATATTTTTATTGATGCTGGTAAATTCAGGAGTTAAATTATGTTAAAACGGATTGTATTTTTTAGTTTTTTATTATTAGTGCCAGGTATTACGTTGGCACACGATGCAAACGCAACCTTTCGCAATGCATATATAGACATTTACAACAAATCTATCGAGTCAGTAGTTACAGTAATGGTAGCCGCAGAGAGTACCATTACCAGAGAAATATTAGAAAATTTACCAACTGATTCGCCATTCAACAGATTATTTGAAGAGGACGGACAAGAAATAACTCCTCGAATATATGGTTCTGGTTCTGGATTTATTGTTAGTGAAGACGGCCTAGTTTATACAAATCATCACGTAATAGCGGCAGAGAAACCTAGTATGGTAGTCACTTCGATTAATGTAGTATGGAAATCAGGTGAATATAGAACTGCTACTCTTATAGCAAGTGATCCTATTGCGGATTTTGCTATTTTACAAATAGATAAAGAAAATGAGGATGAAACTTTTGTTCCAGTGCCATTGGGTGACAGTGATAATATTACTCCAGGAACGATGGTGGCGGCAATAGGTAGTCCACTTGATCATGCGTTTAGTATTACCTCTGGTATTATAAGTGCAGTGGATAGAACATCCCGAAAAGGTAGATGGGTTACATATTTGCAAACAGATACAGTAATTAATAAAGGTAACAGTGGTGGACCGTTGTTTAATTTAGACGGTGAAGTTATTGGTATGAATACTTTGTTAGTTAGTCCTTCTGGTTTTTATATAGGTATTGGTTATGCAGTGCCATCGAATTTATTCCAAACAGTTGCTAGAACATTAATAGCATATGGCGAATATGTTAGGCCCTGGATGGGAGTTTCACTTGGCTCACCTAATGTAGAGTTTAAAGAGAAAATAGGGTTGGCAGCCGATACAATATCAATTGTATTGCTTGGAGTTTTACCAAACGGCCCAGCGGCGGCATCTGGATTACAAAAATATGATGTAATAAAACTAGTCGACGGGAAAGCATTAAATGTTAAAGAACTAATTGATATAACATCGGCGAGTGCGCCTGGTGATATTCTTAAGTTAGACATTCGACGAGTACACGACCTTGACACTGGTGAGTATGAAGATCTGACAATTATGTTAGTAATTGGCAGGATGCCCGACTCGGCTGAATTTTAAGCATTTATATTACGATATAGCACAAGTTGGGTAAATATTAAAAAGAAGACTTGTTCACCATATTGTATTTTTAATAGGAACGAAAACAAAAATGAAAGTAGAAATTTACAGTAAGGATTTTTGTGGATATTGTAATGCCGCAAAATCATTATTCGAATCACATGGCATAAATTATTTAGAACATCGCATAGGCTACGACGGTATTACTAGAGAAACCCTTTTACAAAAAGTTCCAGATGCACGAACAGTCCCTCAAATTTTTATTGATGATGAGTTAATTGGCGGTTACACTGCGTTGTCTTCTTGGCTAAAGGCTAGATAAGAATAAATATAGAAATTCTCTTTTTTACTAGATATTTAGATAAATACTAATGAAATGGAGATTTAAATGAGCAGGCCTAAACCAGAAATTATTTTGTCCTATACGGACTCGCATACTTATAAAAAAGAAGAAGTATTACATGCTGATGCAATATGGGCGGTATTCTATGAGAACAAACCGATTAATTTGCGTAATTCAAATGCATTGGTTGACTACCCTGGCCCGAAGTATCGGAAAGTGTCCTTCAGTAATCCCGGACACGCTCATAATCTAGCGGAAAAACTAAATGAACGGTTTAATACAACTAGTTTTAAAGTATACAAATTAACGGATGGGGAGGTTCATGACGAGTAATAATGTCCCTGCCTGATATTCATTTGTTTGTAGCAAATAAGTTTATCGAAGAACAAGATCTCACATTAGAAATAGAAAAAAACGAACTAACGCATGGTGTAATATATGCATTGCTTTTTGATAATATAAGAATAAAAGATAATAAGCCATTTGGCTTACGATTAACTAAAGATGGTTACAAGTGGTTAAAAAATCACTATGATGTATATGAAGTAAAACTGAATAAGAAAAAACTCGTTAGTAAGCACCTCTTATATTTAGACAAATATTTAGAATTTCCATATTATATAGTAGAAGCACCTACCCCAAAAGCAACCTGGGGTCAAACAAACCTCTTACCGAAGCAAAATGTTAAATTATTACTATTTGCAGGAAAAGACACCTTAGAATTGCGGTTATTAGAAGGAAACATAGATAAGTGGGTAGAGAACCGTAAAACAGGCGAATTATTGAATATTAGCAAATCCTAATGAAAAAACCGCCCCTTAACCACCCAAACGAAGCGGTTTTTGTTGTAAAAAACCCACACTTTTAAAAAACGCCATTCTACAGGGGTATACACCCCTTTTTAAGGTTGACAATATACCAATACAGTGTATAATATATGTATAAACTACGAAAAATGGTACGAAATATTGCAACCAAAAGTTCAGAAAATGCTTGAGATGGCGTTGCCAACTAAAGCAGATTATCGAAAAATGCCGTATAGACCTACCACACAAGATGCAACGGCTATCTTCACCGAACTTAATGAAATGGTGTTTGGTAGCATCCTTGACATACCACCTATTATTTTAAAACGACTTAGAAAATCGTGGGGATGGTGTTATGGGGAAACAGAATTACGGCACGGCAAACAATGGCCGATAACTATAGAAATCCAATTGTATCCATACTATCCGAGTGCTCATGTTTTTGTAGCAACACTAGCACACGAAATGGTGCATCATTGGCAGTGGTCTGTATATTCCGTTGAACGGGTAGCATTAGGAAAAGAGCCACTTATGAGCCACGGCCCTTCGTTCTATAAATGGCGATCAGCATTAGAAAAGCATAAAATCCTATTATCACGTAATTTTTAAGATTGACAAATATTCAACCTATTGTATAATGTATATACAATATAACTCACATTCAGACAAGAGGTAATACAGTGGTAGAAAATGCACTTGAAATTCGCACAGTACGAATCCGCGATGCCCGAGTAGAAATGCTTCGCGCAATGCGGCGGAAGCGGCCTGTGTTTGTATGGGGAGGCCCAGGAATTGGTAAATCAGATCTTGTTGATCAGATCACCGTTAGTATGGAAGGTTATATGATTGATTTGAGGCTTGCTCTTATGGAGCCAACTGATTTGCGAGGTATGCCTTATTACAATAAGGAGGCCAACAACATGAGTTGGGCGGCACCAGTAGATCTTCCGACGGAAGAGTTGGCCGCACAATATCCTGTCGTTGTTCTCTTTTTGGATGAACTTAATAGTGCTCCGCCAAGTGTACAGGCCGCGGCGTATCAGTTGATTCTGAATCGTAGGATTGGCACTTACAAATTGCCGGACAATGTTGTAGTGGTTGCCGCAGGCAATCGCGAGACGGACAAAGGCGTCACTTACAAAATGCCAAAACCGCTGGCTAACCGTTTTGTTCACTTGAATCTGGATGTTAATTTTGATGACTGGATGATGTGGGCAGCGGAAGCAAGGGTTCACGCAGATGTTGTAGGGTATCTATCGTTTGCTAAGGCAGATCTTTATAACTTCGATCCGCGTTCGCCAGACCATGCTTTTGCTAGTCCGCGAACCTGGGTGTTTGTGAGTGAGATGCTCGAAGATACCGCCGGTGATGATCCAATGTCTGATAGTCAAATGACCGATCTAATTGCTGGCACTGTTGGCGAGGGGATGGCTGTCAAGTTTATGAACCATCGATCGTTTGCGAGTGAATTGCCCAACCCATCAGACATATTGTCTGGTAAGGTGGAAGAGCTCAAGGTTAAGGAAGTGTCAGCACAGTACACCTTGACTGTAAATCTGTGTTATGAACTGGCGGATGCTCATAAGATTATGAAGAAGTCAAAGAAGTTGGACAAATGGCACAAGATGGCCGATAACTTCTTCTCTTTTATGATGGAGAATTTCCAGACAGAAATGGTTGTACTTGGTGCGAAGATTGCCCTAAGTACCTACAATTTACCGTTTGATACCAAAAAGTTGAAGACCTTCAAGGAATTCTACAACCGATATGGGCAGATGATTATTGATGCTTAATTGTTGCAGACCCTCTGTCTCAGGGCAGAGGGTTATTTTAAGATTGACAAAACTCACCAAACAGTGTATAGTATACGTGTAATGGAAAACTACGATATTCAACGTTGTCCACAACGAAGGCGATTAGTTAGTAGTCGCATACGCCTGCTAATTAATAAGCCGTGGTTTGGTAATATGATTACCCGACTGCCGTTAGTTGATGCAACCGACTATGGTTGGTGCCAGACTGCTGGCACAGATGCGCGATTCATTTACTACAATCGTGATTTTGTTGCTAAACTAAAAGATACAGAAATTGATTTTCTCTTTGGACACGAACTTTTGCATTGTGTATTCGAACACTTAACTCGACGCAATGATAGACATCCATTAATTTGGAACATCGCAAACGACTATGTTGTTAATGGTATCCTCGTAGAAGAAGGTGTAGGGGAACTGATTACTACTGTTAAGGCGTGCCATGATCGCAAGTATTATAATATGTTTTCCGAAGAAGTATATGACGACTTGATGGAAAATGATGTCACACAGTATACACTAGATGATTTGCTCGATCAGCATCTCGATGGTGAAGGTGGCGAGTGTCAAGAGACGCAGGCCAGTGGTGGGCCGAACAACGGTAAAGCATTTGGTCGAACAAACTCTGACAAAGACTCAGAAGAGGAAGTAGGAAAGAACGGTCCTCCGAAGTATTCTGAGGAAGAAAAGAAAAAGATTAAGGACGAATTTAAGAATGCAGTTATTCAGTCTGCCCAGGCCGCTGGTGCTGGTAATGTGCCTGCTGGTGTGCAACGGGTTATAAGAGACCTCACTAATCCTGTTATGGATTGGCGTGAACTGCTTGATACGCAAGTTCAGAGCATTGTTAAAGACGACTATACTTTTATGAAGCAGTCACGGCGTAGTTGGCATTCGGATGCTATACTGCCAGGTATGAATTATGCAGAGTCGATTGACATAGCAGTAGGACTTGATGCGAGTGGTAGCATCAGTGATAAGATGTTGCGTGATATGCTCAGTGAAGTTAAAGGTTGTATGTCGCAATATACAGACTTTACTATTACCGTGTTTACATTTGACACTAAAGTATATGGACACAAGGTATTTAATCCATGGAACATTGATGAGATTGATACATATGAAATCGAAGGCGGAGGTGGCACTGAGTTTGATGTTTGCTGGGATTTCATGAAAGAGAACGATATAGAACCCAAGAAGTTTATTATGTTCACAGATGGTTATCCGTGGAGTTCTTGGGGAGATGAAGATTACTGTGATACAATATTTGTTATCCACAGTTATCCAGATAAAAGTTTCGAAGCACCGTTTGGTCTTACTGCCCATTATGAGGAACCGAAAGGGCAGTTACAAAACGCGGCTTAACACAGTTTTCGCATACTGCGAAAGGGGAAGCCAGGCCCAATCTGGTAAAACAAAAGGTAAATTGTAAAATGACAACCAAGACAGATAAGGTGCTAACAGCACTACAGGAAGGCCAGGAACTAACCGCCGCGCAGATCTCTGCACGATGGGGAGTTGGTAACCCAGGGTCAGTTGTACAGACGCTTCGTTTCCGTGGTCACTCTGTTTATCTTAATACTCATACTGATACCAAGGGTCGAGTGACTCGTAAGTATCGAATGGGTTCGCCGTCAAAGCGTGTTGTAGCCGCCGGCTACCGTGCTATTGCTGAAGGCGTTGCATAAAGCAGGTAATCTATCGAAGGGGGCTTCGGCCCCCTTTGTGGATTTCATTATTACAGTTTAAAAGGAAATAGTAATGAGTTTATCTCGAAAAGAAAGACTGCTAGGAGCAGTTTTATTGATTTCAATAGCAATCCTGGTATCAGGATGTGCTGGCACTTATACCAAGCAGGACACAGGTACGGCGATAGGTGCAGTAACAGGCGGTGCGTTAGCATACGGACTAGGAAAAGACTCAAGCAACAAAGACATTTGGTTGATCCTCGGTGTTGCCGCTGGTGGTTTAATTGGTAATAATATTGGTGCTCAGTTAGATGAAAGGGACCGATTGCTTGCCGGACAGACAGTACAGCAGACATTAGAACGTGCGCCTGATCAGTCTGTGGGTTCTTGGAGTAATCCAAACACAGGACACTCAGGAACCGTTATTCCTACAGCAACTCGCATTGCTTCAACAGGACAACCGTGTAGAGA